GGGTCGTGCGTCGTACAAGGCGCAGACTGGCGGGACGCTTAAGGCACCAGTTAAGAGCGGAGACAATCCGCGCAGGGCTTCGTTCCTGGCCCGAATGGGGAACATGCCAGGCCCAGAGCGTGACGAAAAGGGTCGCCCGACGCGACTCCTTCTTTCTCTCCAGGCGTGGGGAGCAAGTAGCAAGGCTGATGCGAAGTCAAAGGCCAAGGCGATTAGCGAAAGGAACAAGCGCCGTGCCTCTTAAGAAGGGATCTAGCAAGAAAGTCATTTCGGAAAATATCCGAATGGAAATGAAGAAGGGATATCCGCAGAAGCAGGCCATCGCTATGGCCCTTGCATCGGCCGGTAAGTCCAAGAAGAAGAAGGGGAAGAAGTAATGCCAATGGTCGAAGGGAAGAAGTTCCCATACACAAAGAAGGGTATCGCCGCTGCCAAGAAAGCCCAAAAGAAGCACGAGAAGACTGAGGGCAAGAAGGAGCGCGAGATGGAATACGGCAAGAAGGGCAAGAAGCGTGCCAGCTAAGAAGGGCCTTTACGCCAACATCCACGCAAAGCGCAAGCGCATTGCCGCAGGGTCTGGGGAGAAGATGCGAAAGCCAGGAACTAAGGGGGCGCCAACAGCGAAGGCATTCAAAGAGTCTGCCAAGACGGCGAAGAAGAGTTGAAGGTTGATCTCAGCCAAGGCTCCATTGCACGCGATTTGGCTCTCGGCCGCACTGACGTCGAGTTCTTTGCTTCTCGCTGGCTCGGCATCAAGGGAAACCCCGGCCAAGTACGATGGTGGAAAGCCTGCGCAGAACGTGACGATTCAGGATGGCGGCCGCGATACCTCACGACCGTCGTATCCGCAGGCAATCGTGCGGGGAAAACGCTGGCGATGGCGGTCATTTGCTTTCATCACGCCTTCTACAAGCTCGGTGCCAAATCGCCTGATGGATCTGTTGATGACGCTCGACGGTGGATGAGCCAACCGTATGAGTGGTATCATATTGGCATCCAGCAGGAAACAGCAGAACTAGTTTACCGAGAACTGTCGATTATCCTCGAGGGGATTCACCCAGCCCAGAAGGGTAATGGGTGTCCGCTAACAAAAGAGATTGGTCAGATCGCAACATACGACAAGAAATACAGAGGGGAATATCCTTGGATCAAGATTCACCCGATGTTCGGAGGGGCGAACATCCACTTCAGAACAACGCAAGACAAGGCAAAAGCGCTGCTTGGGAAAGACATGCACGGAATTTCCTTCGACGAAGCAGCGTTCGAGCCCTATCTGGATTTGATTTACCAAGAGGTGCTGAACCTACGGCGGCTCTCTACTGGCGGGCCCTTACACTTCATCGGGACGCCAACGGAGGGGCAGAACTTCTACGCGGATCTGTGGGATCGGGGCGACCCGACGAACCCGATGAGGGACCCGCAGTTCAGGAGCTTCAGGCTATCGACAAGGGATAACGTCGGGTACGGCTTGTCAGCCGATACATTTGATGCTATCCTACGCCAGCAGGATGCGTACACGGAGAGTTCATTGAAGCTAGAGAGTCTTTCTTCTCGGCAATCGCAGTGGACAAGTGTTTCAGAGATGATATTGCCGATGACGTTGCGCCTGCTGTCGGACGACGGTACGTGCAAGGAGTTGACCCCGGTATTTCTGCCGACTCGACCTGGGCTGTCACGATTGACTATTCAGATCGCCAAAATCTACGCGGCGTACGAGCTCGACGACGAGGAGGGAAACAAACTATCCCCGCCGTTGTTAATATGGTGAGGGAGAGCCACCTGCTGTATAATCAGGACAGATCGTTCTGCACCACCGTGGTTGATTCCACTGGACTTGGTGGGCGGCTGTTCCAGCAAGAATTTAATGTTATCCGTCCAGTACGAGGCGTTGACTTCGGCGGGACGAAGGCAAAGAAGCTAGAGATGCTTCACGACCTTAAGTCGATTATCGACAAGGGTCAGATCGCATTCCCGCGCACGAGCGCGTGGATGGAGATGCGCAAGCAGTTGCTTGCATACAAGCTCAATGACAAGAAGCTAGAGACAGACGCTGTGATGGCACTTGCACTTGCAGTGCGGCACGCGCTAAGGAATCCCGAGAAGGCGGCGGAGACGCCCGCGTTCTCCTATTACGGAGCAGTTGATTAATGGCAAAGATTCGTCGCGTACCACGAGCGTTCCAGGATACGAAGGGCGTACCTGGCCAGTTTACAACCGACCCGGCCGTGGCGCCGCCAGCCCAGATCGAGGCTATTGGGAAGGCCTATGACAAGGCAAAGCGCATTTCTAAGGGCCAGCAGCTCTTTGAACCCCTTGGAGGCGGCAAGCCGCTCGTAACGTCGCTCAGCGGCCCGGAAACCCCGGTCTCCGGGACATCTAGGTCTCCACGCGGAACCAAGAACCAGCGAGTCCGCCGAGGCGGGGCGATCAAGACCAGCATTAAGTTTACGGATCTTAACATTCCGCTGCTTGGCACCGACATTGACAGCTCTGTGACGGAGCGCAAGGCACCTGCTCCTGCCCTTGCCCCAGAACTGCCAGAGCAGTACAAGACAGCCATCAACATGGTACGTACCAAGGCGAAGTTGCTCAACCAGAATCCAGACGAGGTGGATGAGGTCAAGCTGTTCCAGCAAATGCTTGGACGCAGGACCGACATGGAATCAGAGCAGGCACGCCTCCGCTCCATGTTCCGACGCTTTGACAACCTCTATCATCCAACAACGATGACGCTCGGTGGTGCAGACCACTGGCCAGAAGATCCAAGCGCACGCCTTGCTGGCCGCGCACACATCTCCGTCAACGTTCACCCGGCGTACGTCAACATCCCTGCATCGCTGCAGGCGGTGCGCCCTGTCATCAACTACGTCCCGTCGAACACCGACCCGGAGTCGCGCATGCTCGCAGCCGAGCGTGAGCGACTCTTTTTCCGTTGGTGGGAGGAGAACGAGTTCGACCTCCTGCTCGAGGACGCCTGCACACTGAAGTCGCTTTACGGCCACACTGCCGCCAAGATTTACTGGGACCCGTACCTCAAGATCCCTCGCGTCTCCATTGTTGAGTCGCCAGAGAATCTCTACCTCGGGTACGGCTCGTCAGACTTCCGCCGCATCGACTGGTCACTTTACGTCTACGGCCTGTCGCCACAGGCGGCGAAGGAAGAGTTTGGCATCGACGTCGTGCCAGTGCATCAGGGTACATCAACATTCCTATACACAACGTCATCCACGCACGAAGACCCACTTGCCAGCGTGTACCGCAACAACCTGGAGAAGAACCCGCAGCGCAACCGCTCGCAGTACGAGCTCCAGCAGGTTGAGGTGTACGACTACTGGTACAAGAAGCCAACCGAGCCAGGCCAGCCACCGATTGTGTGCAACGCAATCTTTGTCGGCAACACCATGGTCAAGAACGATGAGCACCCAGAGTACGAGGGCATCATCCCGTATCTCCCGCTCATCAACCAGCGCATTCCTGGCAGCCCGTACGGCAAGCCAGAGCTTTATGACGTTGAGCAGCTTCTCCGCGAGAAGGACGAGCGCATGAGCGCTCAGGCCCAGATGATCCACTCCACCGTCGGCGGCCAGATGTGGCAGCTTGTCGGTGCAGAGGCGCCAGACGAAGTTCCGGCCAACGCGATCCCGAAGCCAAACAGAATCGCAACACCTGGCCCAGGTAACGAGATTCGAACGATTACCCCGTTCATCCCGGAGTTCCAGGTCGAAGACTACAACCGCCGCATCGACCGCGAGATTGCCGTTGTCACGGGTCTTAACGACCTGCTGCTCGGCCTCGCCCCGACCAGCGTCCTCGGCTCGAGCCGCGCTATTGCGTCGCTCGTTGCCAACTACGAGGCGCGACTTGCACCAAAGCGCAAGATCCTCTACTCGTGGATCAAGCAGGTGTGGGAGATGACGGGCAAGCTATGGTCTGAGAAGGATCGTGACGTCGAGTTCATCTTCGGCGGCGAATACCGCATTGACATCGTTCCGCCTGAGCTCACGCCGCGAGACACCCTCGAGCTTGCCCAGACGGCTATCAACCTTGTTCAGAACCGCATCTGGAGTTCGGAGCGTGCGATGGATCGCGTCGGCGTCGAAGACCCAGAGGGCGAGAAGGATGTCATCCGCGAAGAGCAGACAGACGCCACGCTCAACCCAGCGGCCGTGCTCACAATGGGCAACCTTGTTGCAGTCTTCCGCCAGCTTGGCGTAGCAATGCCAGGCCAGGAGGGCGCGGCAGCCCAGTCGATGAACGCATCACGAACGCTTAACCCACCTGCAACCGCGACTGAGGCCATGAGCGCCCCGGAGCAGCAGGCCAATCCACCAGCGGAATCAGTTCCAGCCAACGCCCAGCCAGGCGTCGCCATGGCAGAGCCGCAAGTAGCAACTGAGGAGAACGTCTAATGGCACGAGTCGGACGATTTGCTAGGGGCGGAACCGGAGGTTCCAACCTTTCACAGCTAGTGTATGACCTTATGCGGTCGCAGATGACCCGACAAGCCAACGCGATTGTGGAGGCCTACATGGGCCAGTACGACTATCGCGGCATGGGCGTTCCTACGCGAGACTATGTAATCTCATTTCTTCGAGAGTATCTCAATAACACCTGGATTACTCAGGCCGACCGAGACCAAATTGCGCAGAACATTGCAGCGATTAACAAAGAAGAGAACCGGCGCATTGAGAATAAGTACCTCGATGCAATGAACGCTGACCCGACTGATGTGAATGCAGTCCGGGACTATATCGATTTCCTAAAAAAGCAAATTAGTGGCGCTGAAAGTTCCGACCTTGCTGAAGAGGCTAGGGCCAAACTATTCAATGCTGTCGGGGAGCTTACCGATCGCGTTGGCAAGATGTACTCATCTGGCCGAATCGACGCCGCAACGTTTGAAGCTCAGACCAAAGAGGCGCTCGATGAGTACGATCGCGGAACATCCCAGTTCCAGCAGATTATGACCAAGGTTGTCTCCTACCGATATGATGCGGAGTTCCGACAGCAGAACCTATTGCTTACCACCGCTGCCGGCAAGGGGTCAGACGCATATCTTGCACAGCTTAGAATCTTCAAGCAGTGGGCTCGCGGGCAAGTGGAGCTTATGGTTGCTGAGGGCCTTGCCCAGGTCAACGAAAAGGGAGATGTTATTGGCGGTATCGACGCCGCGCTTGATGCGCAGGGCAGGAT